TTAATCAAACACAATATCGTCCGTAATTTCAAAATCATCACTACAATTCACGAATCCTTTCGGAATTTCATCTACAATTTTCAAGAACACACATTTTGTAACAATTCCGTCCAATTTCTTCGCCTTGGTCGGATAACCTCTACTGTCGGTTTCCACAAGTCCCTTCTTAACAGCCCATGATAAAAATGCTTTCCGAGAGAATCTTCCAATTTTGCACAGATCATCAAACGCTACACTATAGATTATTGCAGTCGACGTTTTCTCTACCGGGTCATTGTCAATAATTCCCCATCTTTCTGTTTTGATATCTGGGTTATCGTCGAATTTAATTCCGTTCATGGCAATCTTATCAAGTACAAACCAGTAGGCACGTTCATTTTCAGAAACCATTTCTTTCTCTGTCAGGAGGCTCTTCGCCGTCTCAATGTCAATGTACTGGCCATCATGGAATAGCTGATCTGTTGCGATTTTATCTGCTGCCAGGATAATGCTCATTGATATGCTTTGCTTCTGCATTTTATCATCATCCTGTATAAGGCTCTGAAAATGCTTCTGCATGGCTTTTATATCATCAATGGACATTTCCTTGACTGCGTTCACAAAATCAATTCCTGCGTACCCGTAGTTCTTTTTAAGGGTATCTGCGGTAAGCTGTGGATCATCAAATATCTTTTCAGAACACTCAACCTCAATAATTCGGTTAATTGCTCCGCCTTGGCTGACATATCCGGCAAGCGGACGCTCACCATTGGTCAGAATGCAGTTCTGCCAGCGGTTCTCCCGGTTCACACCCAGCTCCTTGTTGGAACGGCTCTTTCCTTTTCCAGAACACAGGTCATATACAATTCCTTCGAAATTATCCCGGATTTTAGCCGATACTTTGGAAGTATCGTCCAGGATCAGCGGTAAGTTGTTGAGCATATCGGATTTTGCTTCCAGGGCCACATCGGTTGTTTTAAAATCTCCTATGTATCTGGATTCACCAGGGTTCGCCCAGACAGAAGCTCCTAGCATAAGTGTTACAGTCTTACCACCCTCGGTTTCGCCCCATAAGTCCACAAAGAACGGAAGAGCACCGACCAGTTTAATTAGAATGCTTGCAAAACTTGCAGCCAACATGATTTTTGGCTCTATTCTCCCAGTGGTACGAACCTTCTTCACGTGCTCATACCATTCTGTTCTGCTGCCGCCTACACTGATACTTTCATACAGCTGCCGGAACCTCATATCTCCATCGAATACAATATCCTTGTCATAAGGCAAGAAATAATCCCTGATCCAACCAATTTTACTGGAAGAATACTGAATATTGATATAATCGTCATTTGCATTCTCAACATCTGACAGATACCGCACAAGAAACTTTGCATTCTCTGAAGTTACTGAAATCCCAAGCGCAGATAAGCCAACGATTTTAGTAGATGATGCAACCATGGTTTTCGGTACAATAACCTCGGACCATTTATTATTTCTCTTATAGATTAGCTTTATCTGTTCTTCTCCAGTCTCCAGATTCTTCATTCGTTCAATCGGAAGAATAGGATGATAGCAGGCTATAATATCCGGCGATCCTGGATTAGTATTTGATATTCTGATTCCATCATCGTCCGCCACCCAGTTAAGACACTTCATTCTGTCATATTCACAATCAGAGAAATTAGTCCACTGGTCCAGCATAGACAACGTCCTATTACTTTTCTCTTTCTCAATCATCTGCTTCTGTACTTTTGTGTAAGCTTTAAGCAAATCTTCAAATTTTTTCTTTACGCCAAGCTCTTTGGCTCTGTCCAGAAGAGTCAGCGTAAGACGTGCCTTGTATATCTCGTCTTCCTGACTGAATATCTCGTCAAACACTTCTTCGTCCAGAATAGAATCCTTCGTGAGCTTGTTTATCATTTCCACTTTTAATCACCTTCTTCCAGCCCTGTTATGAATCCATGGTGATATAGTTCAAGTTGTAACCTGTTCCACGCCTCACACCATCCGTCAGACAATGGTTTCACCCTGTCAAGGATAGCCCGGTAGAAATCTACATCAGACAAGCATTCTTGCAACTCGGCCTTTTTCTTCCATTCTTCCTTTTGCCTCATTTCCATCTGCTTCTGATGGTGATATATTGCCATTCTGGAAGAAAAATCTGGTTTCTGGTAAGTTCCTCCAAGTACGGTAAAAGCTGTCTTAAAATCGCAATTATCCATGTTCTGAACGAATGTAAATATGTCACCAGTCGCACCACAGCCGAAACAATAATAGCTGTCTTTGTAGATTTTCATGGATGCAGTACGGTCGCCGCTGTGAAAGGGGCACTGTATAAACCCTGCTCTGTTCGGAACCATGCCATATCTGCTCAGGACGTCCCTCATGCTATTCTGTTGTTTAATTGTTTCTTTATCCATTTGACAGAATCTCCAAAATTCTTTTGCCGGTGTCTTTTTTGTCACAAAACAGAAATTCAACGCCATATTTCCGTTGCATTGTGCAGAGAATCTTATACAGAACGTCCCCATGCATAACTTTCTGCTCCTGATCTACCCAGATGCCATTCTTTTTAACCCTTTTCTTCGCCCGGGGGTTCTCCCACCAGAGGACATCATCCAGTTTCTCAATCCCTTTTCCGTGCTCACACAGGAACACAAGTTTTATTCCTGCTTCGTTTGCCCGGATAATCTCAGCACGGAATCTTTCATGTTGTTGGCATACATTGCCGCATAATTCAGAAAGATTTTGTTTCCGGTCAACAACCAGTCGAGGGTTGTCATAATTCATGTAATCTCCGACGTAAAGCTTTGACACGAACCATTTTTCTCCTGCTGCATCAAATGCTTTCTTAATGCCATCAATAATTTTTTGATGTTCCCTACTGTCAATTTGTATCATGCAAACGGAAACTCCTCGTCAATTCCATCTGGGATATTCATAAATCCGTCCGGGTCTGTTTCTGGACGTGGCGTCTCCGACTTCTGCTGGCTCTGGTTAGCACCTTTGCTTTCACCAAACTCAATTTCTTCCACAACAATGTCCGTTGTGTACACCTTCTGCCCATCACGATTAGTGTAACTGCCGGTCTGGATTCTCCCGGATAAGTCCGCTTTCATTCCTTTAGAAAAATATTTCTCGATAAATTCTGCCGACTTTCCGAAAGCGATACAATTCAAAAAATCTGCTTTCTGATCAGAACCCTCTTTCACAAATCTTCTGTTTACCGCAATAGAAAACCTTGCAATAGATGTTCCATCATTGGTGTACTTGATTTCTGGATCACGTGTAAATCTTCCTGTAAGAATTGCTTTATTCATGCTGTTACTCCTTTTCCGTATGCTGTTTGTCATAGTCAATTAACATTTTAAGACATTTGTGTCCTTTCTCTTTTGTAAGTGACTTAATGTCATTTACCTTGAAACGAGTCTTGATCTGGTCTAAAAGTTTAGTTTCCGGGTACTTATCAATAATGTTTTTGATTGACATAGTAGCCTCGGAGCTAATCATCTCGGTTTCTTTTGCCGGTTCCGCTTTCCTACCGGACGTTTTTTCTTTCTCTCCTGTATTGGTGGAATCACTGTCTTTGTTATCATCAATACAGAACAGTCCGTTTAAAGCGTATTTCCTGGCATAAGATGAAGCTGCGCCTGTCACCTGTGAAGAATCCATGCCTTTCTTAGACTCTTCTTCCCTTGCATAAGCAACGGTTGTAATCTCACCGGCATCTTCACAGTCATTCAGATGAGCTTCTGCTCTGACATATATTCTGTCTCCAACAACTTCCATCCGATCTGTGACGCTTAACACGGTATTTGTTTCTGCCAGAAGCGGTTTTACAGCTTCCAGAATATCTTCACAACTTCTATACTTGTATTTCCCGAAGGAATTGTACTGTCCTTTAGGGGCTTTCAACTTTGACTGAATAATACCTAACTTCTCATATATATTCACTTCTATTCCTCCTTGTCATAAACTACATGTTTACTGCCCTCGATAATCAGCAAACTTGCAATATCTTTCATTGATAAGGTTGATTCGTTATAGATTTCGACCAGTGCGTTGTATGCGTCTGATGAAACCTTTACAACCTGATTGTCTTTTCCGGTTACCAGTTGTTTCTTTCTTGCCGGAATACGGATTTCAAATTCACTCATTCGTTTCCTCCTTATACGATTTCTGAGCCGTTAAAAGCCCATTTAGAGCCTGTACATAGTTTGCTAGCATTCTTGCCTTGTATGATTCTTCAATGGGGTTATCCGGGACTGTGGCAAGCTGTATATCAATCAATCTCAGAACTTCATTAATTCTCTCATCCATGTTCACACCGCCTTGAAAAAACAGTACAGGTTGTCTGAAGCATCTCCGAACTTCTCTCCATCAATATCTTCGGCTTTGTGGTATTCCACATGATCCAGAGACATATCACAGTTTTCATAATCCAGAATGTAATCACCTCTGGACTGAAGCTCTCTGAGCAGCTCGTTGATACATCCTGCTATCTCCAGACTGGGAAAAAGCTTCATAATTGCTATCTGTTTACTCATTTGGACACTTCCCATCTATCAGAAGTTCCAACAAGAAAGCTTTGATTTTATTAAGCTTTTCACGACTTTCTTTCTCGTAAAATGGGTCAAAAGATACGTTTTGGTACAAATCCCACTCGAATTCGCCGTCGGGAAGGTCAACGTCTTCTTTTCTTTTAATTCCCCTTACGTTCAGACCGTAGCTTGAATAATCAAACGTAATACTAGCTGCCGGAACTTCGTTCACAACTCTTTTACAGAGTTCATAAATTTCATCAATCTCTTTCTCGAACATCTTCTCATCCTCCTTATTTCCTACTGCCAGTCTGCTTTCATCTGGCGTACCGCCCATGCTGCCGAGATACCGAAAAAGATGTTTAGCCAGATAGGTACATCCACATATTTCCCGGCAAGCATACAAACAGCAATTAGCATATATTCTTTCATTTCATTTCTCCTGCAATCCACACAAGGTTGCTCGCCACCAGTGCGGCGACTGTCACAATCCATGCAGTGAACCATCTTTTTGACTTTTTCTTGCTTTCTTCGACAATTTCAGTCGCAAGTGTTACTTCGATGTCAGCCCATGTTGGCTGATTTTTGTTTCTAATTTCGCTCATATCTAGCTAATTTCTCCTTATTTTTTCTTATTTGTCTTTACAATTAGCAGATAGAGAACTATAATGTATCTATCCACTAAGGTGTTTTAGTGGTGCAAAGCTCCGGGGTGGAGGTTTCGGCTCCCTCCGGGGCACTCACTTATTGAGAGCCTCTTTGCCTTTCCAGACATGACCAGTTACTTCATAGACTTTCCTAGGGCTTATGATGTATGTGATTCGTCCACCGGAAAGGCTTTTTGCTGGCTTGTTATTCTGCACAGCCACACCAATTGGCAACCATCCATACACAATCCCTGCTCGGATTGCTGTTACAGGGAGTCCGATCAATTGACTCGCGTCGGCTACGGTCATATTCTCTGAAGAGAACTCTGGCATCTGTGGAATGCCTGATATGATTCTCGCAACCTCTGCGGCGAACTGATGAACTTCTGCATTTTCTTTGATGTAAGTATCAACTTCGCTCATTTTATGCTCCTTTCTTACTTTCTTTCTAGTCAGAATTACTGCAATCAATAACTCCGTCCATATGCCCAAGAATATAATGTTTCTTATCTTCTGGGAACTTACAGTACTCTGCGTGACTCACATAAAGGAACTTCTGCTTAATACGTTCCTTGTTCCCTCTGTACTCCCTTATTGGAATAGCTTGCAAAGTGTACGGTCGTGTCCACTTCCATATCAATACGGAAATCATCCGGTGTACAGGAAATCATAAAACCTGTACATTCATGCCCGAAATCCTCTCCGTTGATGCGGAAGATTTTCTTTTCTGTGTTAACCTCGATTGTTTTAAGTTCGTGTGGAACGAAAATTTTATTCATAATTTGCTCCTTTCTTGGTTTCTTTCTGGTCAGGATCATCTGACTTATTCTCGGAAAAGCTTTCCGTCTTACCAAGAATGTATCCCTTGTCAAAATCTGACATATTAGGAATCGCGTTTTTCAGTTTTTCAATGATTCTTTTTTCTTTTTCTGACATGATTTTCTCCTCTCAAAATTTATAGTCTTACTCCGCTTGGACACCTGGCTTTGAACCTGCCATCATCAGCACCAGTAGGTTATCTCTGGTGGACGGTCATTTCTGACCGTTTCGGCTATTTCAGAATAATTTGCAAGGTGCAAATATTTTCATCCACAATAGTTCGTATTGTTTCGATTTCTTTATTGAGAATTTCTTTCGTTTCGTCCTTTTTCAGAAATTCTTTATATCTGCTGGTTTTAAAATATAAGCCAAACATTTTTAATTGCACCTGAATTCTTGTATCTTTATCTACCACCTTTAATAATTCGTTTAATGTCATATCCTTTTTCCTCTCTTTCTTGCGTTTCTTTGTTTACCTTGTAAACACAGTATAGTCCCCCAGACAACATTTGTCAATACTTTTTTGTTGACTTTGTAAACATTTTATGATATTATATTTTCAGAAAGGAGGAATTAAATTGAAAGACAGGTTTAAAGAGTTGAGAAAAGAATTAAACGTAACTCAGCAAGAATTTGCAGACAAACTAAAGATAAGTAGGAATTTTGTAGCGCAAATTGAAATGGGAAGCAAAGTTCCGTCAGATCGGACTATTGATGATGTTTGCAGAGAATTTAACGTAAACGAAGAATGGCTCAGAACTGGAAACGGAGATATGTTTGTACCCGGAATTAAAGACAAACAAATTTCTGCCATGCTTGCAGACGTAATGAAATCTGGAGAAGATTCTTTCCGACACCGTCTCGTGTCTGCATTAGCCAGATTGGATGATGAGGGATGGGACAATTTAGAAAAACTTATTGACATGATTTCTAATAAGTAAAAAAAAGACAAGGGCAATGCGCAAACCCTTGTCTTTTTTTAATGTTATCCGATTAGCCTTTTCACAAATATATAAATCACTTCTATCCAATGATTATTCGTGCATTTTTCAACCATCTCAATAATCTCTTTCTTATAATCCATAACAGCCCTCCCTATTGCAATTACCACCTACATTACAGTATATGTCCGGTTTGTGGGAAATAGAACCGAACATAAGTTTGTTTTTGCTATTATACCATCTATTCCGACTCTTGGCAACTGCCAATGATATACATGAACTCTCACTATTTTATAGAAAAAAACATTTCTTTTTCATCTAAATCACTCTATTTCGTTCTAAATCTTTACAATATGCTCTTAAAATGATAAAATAAAAATACCACGAATAACCGTACTTTACATAATATTGCAAAATCAGCGGTACAAAATACATAATCCGCATAAAAAGTGCGAAGCGTGGCGAAAACATATCAGGAGGGTGTTTATCATGAATGAAAAGAAAAAATATTGTAAGCACTGCGGAGAACTTATTGACGACGACTGTGTAGTATGTCCTAAGTGTGGAAAACAAGTAGAGCAGTTGACTTCTAATAATAGAGATATCATCATTAATAATTCCACATCTTCCTCTGCGTCCTCAGCGGCGAGTTCAGGTACACCGTATATAAAGCGGAAAATGCCATGGTATTTAAGTTGGTTTTGGATTTTTATCTTAGGAATCTTCACTGGTGGAATTTATTGGATTGTAGGAATTGTAATGAGAGTAAATTGGAAATCACATAATTAAATAAAAAAACCGCCCCGGCATTGGCGTACCGAGACGGCGTTTATACATCTCCGAAGAAATGTAATATTCTGGCAAACATATTGTATCATCTTCGGAGCAGTCGAACAACCCAGAAAATTTGTTCGGCTGTTATTTTTATACCTAAAGCAGCTACATAAAGAAAAGAGGAATAAAAATGGCGAAGAAAAGAAAGAAATATCCAAAGTTGCCAAATAACTTCGGCTCTATCCGGTATCTTGGCAAGAACCGGAGAAACTGTTTCGCAGTGCATCCACCAGCTACACTGGGCGATAATGGTAAACTAAAACGTCCGCCGGCGATCTGCTACGTAGACGACTGGATAAAAGGCTTCACTGTCCTGACAGCATACAAAGCCGGCACGTATCAACCCGGCATGGAGCGGACTCTTGAGGTATCCCCTACAACGGACATAGATACTCTTATAAGTCGCTTGATTGCTGACTACAATACAATTAAGGGCGTAGAGGATAAGCACCCGGAAATCAAGAAATTGACGTTCTCAGAGGTATATAAACAGTTTTATGCGTGGAAGTTCCCAGAAGGGACAAAACTGTCACGCAGTTCAAAGGAAGCGTATCGGACAGCTTATACAAACTGCACCGTTCTGCACAATCGCATATTCGAAGATTTAAAGGCTCCTGATATGCAAAAGGTTATTGATGATTGCAAGCTGAAAAAGCAAAGCCAGATGGCTATTTTAACTCTATTCAAGCAGATGTACAAATATGCCGTATACTCAGAAATTGTAACGGAAAATAAGGCGTTATATGTCCATGTTAATGCTGATAATGACACCGAACATGGAACGCCATTTTCTGATCAGGAACTACAAACTTTATGGGATAATGCCAACGATCCAGAAGTGCAGCTCATTCTTATTATGTGCTATTCTGGTTGGAGAATTGGTGAAGTGTTAAAACTTACGACCAACTTGGAAGAGAAATACTTTCAAGGCGGCATCAAAACAAAAGCCGGTAAAAACAGAATTGTTCCGATACATTCTGCTATATACCATTTTGCTGAACAGAAAGTGCTGACACAAGATGGAAAATTATGTGTGTATACTCAGCAGCACCACAGAAAAGCATTGTTCTATCCTACACTGGAACGTTTAGGAATAGTCGGCAATCCGAAGCACACGCCACACGACTGCCGGCACACCTTTTCTGCACTGTGTGAAAAATATGGCGTCCGGGAGAACGACCGAAAGCGAATGCTCGGCCACTCTTTTGGTGGAGATGTTACAAACGCTGTGTACGGCCACAGAACACTGGAAGAACTCCGGACAGAAATAGAAAAGATAAAAGTTCCATTTGTGACTAACTGTGACTAA